GGCATCATCCCACTTGAAGGTTTCACCGTCATGGGCTGCATGGGTTCTACGAACTCGGGAGTCGTTTGAATCACGCCACTTGTATCTGGAAACCCCAACATCGCGTTGCCTCAACTCGGTTAACTTACCGTTAAGCTTACTGATTTGGTCCCGGGCTATGAGTTTGATATTGGCTTTTGTTGCGCCGACCCGATCACTTATCTGCTTAATCACTTCCCTGACAGGTAATCCCTGTCTTATCGCACTACTCACAATGCCCCGCACATCATTGATGTGGGTTTGGGACAGCGTGGTTATTCTGGCTGCATTCTCAGAGGCGAAGTTATCGAGCAATGGGACAAGCCACGGCTCGCTAGTGAAAACATCGACGTCGAGCAACCGCTTATAAATCTTGTTGTTTTGACGCCGGTTAAACTCACTAACACTGATACCTCTTGATTTTGCAATTCTCTTAAGCTCATCTTGGGACAACTCTCGCCCAAATTCAACTAAAATGCCATCAATTATTATTGTCAGGTCCTCATCAGCAGTGTCAAAGCGTTGGGGCTCTAACTCTTGGGCCGCTTGAGATAATAGTTGCGGCAGCCTGGACACCAGGTGGGTTTGGGTTAAATCGAATAGTCTGTTGAATATTTTTAGTAATTCTCTGAAATATTCTCGCTCGTGTTGTCTTGGATGTAGGATCGGGGGGATAACCGGATTGTACACCGTGCCCCGGCGCTTGTGGAACTCGATGCGCTTTCTTAGTTCAAAGTCTATTTGGGGGAGGGTTCGGAGGGTCATTGGCACTTCACACAAAAGCGACGGTAACCTGTTTCTTTAATCAGTTTCTTACTGCACCACCAGCACCGCAATCCACGATTCTTTTCATCTAACCATTCTGTAAATGATTTTTTAGGCCTTTTCATTCCCATCTAGCCCCACCTCAAAAATTCAATCCCACTGTAGCATTGTAGACATTCGAACTTAAGTTATTAAATCCATCAGAGGATTTCCGGTAGCTCTTACCCGCTAATTTCCAATCCCATTTATAATCAGGACTGATTTCGTAAGACCTTTTTACAGATAACTCTAAATTGTAAAACTGATCCTCATAGGCGACACTTTCCCCATCGGATTTACTAGCACTGACTTGCACCCTACCCTTCAAACCCAAAGGTAACGCGGATACTGGGGATGCCAACATTAATAATACAAAAATAATTTTCATTTCCGGTACCTCTTTCCACCAAACTTGCGTGAACGATTTCCCTTGGGCCTACGCTTTCGGTGCGCTGCATCAATACGCACGGCGCGTTGTTCTTCGGTCTCATCTTTATCAATTGTCGTTTCCATTGACTCGCGCAAGTCGGTATCAATCTCAGTTTCAAACGAGTACTCACCTGAGCCAAAGCGACTAGTAGCAATCTCAGTTGGATCAACCGCACCAGTTTCCATGTATATCTTATCCGCTTCGGCTTGCTCTTTACGTGCAGTGATCATTTCAGCTTGGTTAAGATGTTTCAGCGGTTCGAATTCAATATCCAACTTATCAGGCACCTTGCCCCTTGTTGGACCGTCACCAGCAGCAAAGATCAATTTAAACATTCGAATGAGGCGTGGTTTTAAATCGTGGGTTTGTTTGCTACGTACCGTTTCGAAGTAATCCTCTTTTTCAGAATTACCCTTACCGCCAAGCGCACCCTTAGGCGATGCACCAAAGAGCACCGTATGTGGGTACTCAGTAGTGGATGCAAACTTGTCCATTATTTTATCAAGCACCTTGTCCAGTCCTGCAAGGCTTGTGGTTTTACGTTCAAAGTCCTCACCGTCCGCATCAATGATCGCAGCACGCAGTACCGAACGTGATGTATCGATGATTGCAATTCTGTCTTGCATGGTTTTCATTCCATCGGGGCTTGCGATAATACTCGCAAGGTTTTTGACTTTATAGACCGCTTGAGCAAAGTCCATGATCAGGGCAACAGTTGAATCAAAAGAGGCTTGGAAATCTCTGATTGGTCCTTGGAGCTTGTTGAGAATCGAATCATTCCAGAATTGATTTTGAATGAATAGTTGACGCGGCAAGTCATTACCATCAAATCGAATAACACGGGTGTGATGTATCTTTACCGATTGATCCACGAATTGCGCAATCTCACCCTTGACCGCTGTGCCGGTGACTCGTGGATTAAACGTGTAGTTTTCTGGCATCGAGTAATTAGATGAAGTGGGATCGCCGTTGATGTCGTGGGGTACCAACTCATAACGAGTGAGCAAAGTAAGGTGTGCGATTGATCCGAGTCTCTCCAAGTCTAATGGTTCTTCAGGGTCATCATCGGTGTCAGTACCGATTACAAAACCCGCACCGCCGTAGAGCCTACCCCAAATCATTGCTTTACCAAGTTTGTTGCCTTGCTCGGTGAGTACAAGATTCTCAAAATAATCAATCGCAGCGTCCAATACATCGTCCTCTAAGTCAGGACTGACAAGCCGGAAACCTTCACGCACCATGTCAAGTGGTAACTTGTTCACGGTCTTTGCGGCCATGTCATCAGCACCATATAAATGCTCAACATCGGCCTCGCTTATGAGATTGAAAGTAATTGCGGCACTGAGCCTTTTATCTTTGGCCTTAGTTCCAAGACCCGTGAGGATATTCGCCCAACCGTCATTTTTAAAAATGTCTACTACTTTATCAGCTAGCCCCATCGGTCTTTCCTTTCAGTGCGTCAATTTGTGTTTGCTTTAACATATTAGCCTCTACAGCAATGATATTTGTTGTCTCAGCCTCTTTGGCAATGCGTGCCTTGGCGTTAGCCTGTTTTTCCTCAGCCGCCGCTCGCCGCTCAATCGCACCAATTCTTTTGTTTTGTACATTGGCTAGTGAAGCTGATTGTATCGCGTACTCTGAATTTGTTGCAGCTACTTCATGGGCATAAAATTGTAAACCATCAACCTTCATTGCCAAGACATTTTGGGTTTTCCAAAGAATAGCTAACAGTGAAGCCATCATATAATCACCGACCGATAAGCAGTGGTGCACTCCTAAACCCCAAATGACCATGCACGATATTTGTGTCAGTTTGTTAATGAAGCTACCGATTTTGGTTACTAGATTCATTTTCCCCTCACCACTGCGTCAAGGCCCGAATATCAAGGCCCTCGCTGTTTTCTAATTCTTTAAGTGCTTGCGTACATGCGTCCACCTGATCGTCGTGCTTACCTGTGGGAAACTTAGCACATTCGTCTACAAAGTCATTGACATTATTGTCTGGCTCATTAAACGGTGCTGTTTCCGGTACGGGTAACCACACGTTACCACTGCGACACTGCGGCGACACTGCATGTGTACGAGCAATCTTGCTCCCTTCAGGCTCAACAGGTATCAATCCTGATATTCTTCGGTTCATCGCATTGATGACTGCAGTACCATTAGCTTTGTCCTCGATGTACTTAGATGTGGCGCGTGGGTATTTCTGCACTAACGACAACAACGCATCGCATGTGCCGTTGAAATCAAGCTTAGCTTTAATTTGATCGATCAAATATTTATCTGCACCCTTGCGTCCCCACACTTGCAGCACGACCCAATCACTCGTTGTGAAATCCTTGAACGCACAATCAACACTCAAAACTATTTCGTCCAAGTATCTTGGTAACTGGTGCGGTTCGTAGTAGCGCCAGTAATGCTTTTTGAGTATCGCACCCTCTTCGGTGTATGGACGTTGTTGAATCAGTGCAGCATAGTCACGAGAGTTAGCTACTTTCATTTTACGAAAATAGTCTACATCGTATTTCTCAGGCCATAACGCTTCACCTTTTTTTCTCTTGTCATTTTTATTGACTGGGAATTCTTTGGTTGGTTCTTCAAATATCCCAGGCATCGAGAGTATAGTCCATTGGTCCGCGTCTTTTTCTTTTCGCATCAATTCTAATAAACGTCCTGCAGGATCATCCTCATGCCAACGGGTCAATGTCGCCAAAATACGTGCGTACTTATCATTTTGTCGTGTGAGAAACGTTGACGTGTACCAAGCAAAGATTGATTCACGTATCGTTTCCGAATCAGCATCAGCCCTGTCCTTGATCGGGTCATCAATGATGCCAGTCTTAAAACCAAAGCCCGTGAGTCCACCGCCTACACCCACTGATTTGAAACTGCCAAAGTGATCGGGGTTAGCCATTTCGAAATAATCACTACGACGCACTGGTGTACGTCCTGCGAACTTCATTCCTTTTTGCAATAGCTTCGCATCAGGGAACACACTTTTATATTCTTCAGAGTCCATGATTGATTGCACATCGAGGTTCATGCTGTCAGCAAGACTCGACGCGTATGAGGCCATGACGATTGGTTCATCGGGAAACCGACCAAGCATGTAAGCAGGAAAACGACGTGATACCAATTCGCTTTTACCGTGACGCGGCGGCATGAAAACCATTAGCCTACGAATCTTGCCCTCAGCGAATGCATCGAGGTAAGCGCACAAAACCTTGTGGTGCCAGTTAATGATGTAATCTTTTTTAGTGTAGGCTGTGAATTTAAGTAACGAGGTGCGTGCTTGTTCGGCTGCGGATATTTCTCTTTTTACCAAACGCTGCTTTGTTAGGTAGGCTTTTTCGGCTTGTAGGGCTGCGTCCACTAATTATTACTCTCCCATTCTTCGCACTTTGCTTCAGGATGAGTAACACCAATAAACTTAGCACAAAAAGGTTCG